TTAACGCTTATCCGCTACCAGTTTGAGCGCATGTTCCAGCACGTTAATGTCAGCGCCCGCTTTATGGGCATTTTCACTTAAATACCGCCGCCACTGCCGCGCACCAGGAATCCCCTGGAACAGCCCCAGCATATGCCGGGTGATATGACCGAGATACGTCCCCTGGCTGAGTTCACGCTCAATGTACGGATACATAGCTCGTACCACCGCCACCGGATCGGCATCGGTATCCGAGGAACCAAATATCTCTCGATCCACTGCCGCCAGAATGCCTGGGTTTTGATACGCTTCACGCCCGACCATCACGCCATCCATATGTTGCAGGTGTGCTTTAGCCTCTTCCAGCGACTTGATACCACCGTTAATTGACATAGCCAGATGCGGGAAATCACGCTTCAGTTGATAGACGCGCGGGTAATCGAGCGGCGGGATCTCACGGTTTTCTTTTGGGCTTAAACCGGAGAGCCAGGCTTTACGCGCGTGGATGATAAACATCTCGCATTCGCCTTTGCCGGAAACGGTGTCGATAAAATCACAGAGAAATTCATAGCTGTCCTGGTCGTCAATGCCAATACGCGTTTTCACCGTCACTGGAATCGACACTACATCGCGCATCGCTTTTACGCAGTCAGCCACCAGTTGCGCATTCCCCATCAGGCACGCGCCAAACATGCCGTTCTGTACCCGGTCTGACGGGCAGCCGACATTCAGGTTGATCTCATCATATCCGCGCGCTTCTGCCAGCTTCGCGCACTGCGCCAGCGCCGCCGGATCGCTACCGCCCAACTGTAACGCCACCGGATGCTCTTCTTCACTGTATGCCAGGTAATCACCTTTACCGTGAATAATCGCCCCTGTGGTCACCATTTCGGTATAGAGCAACGTATTACGGGAGAGCAGACGCAGGAAATAACGGCAGTGTCTGTCCGTCCAGTCGAGCATAGGAGCAATGCTAAACCGAGAATTCCAGTAAACACCAGTTTTTTCAGGCATCACGCTGGTTTGATTAATTTTTTGTGTTTCATGATTATCGTGCATTTTTGAACATTTCAGGCTATTTTTCTCGCGTTAGGTTCCCGCACAGGTTCCCACGTTTTATGGGAACCCGAAATAACGAGGTCGTGTAATGGCGTACTATAACATAGAGAAACGACTAAAATCCGATGGCACACCACGCTATCGCTGTAATGTGATTATCAAAGAAAAAGGGGTTATCACTTACAGGGAAAGCAAAACATTCCCTAAACATGCTCATGCCAAAACATGGGGCACACAGAAAGTGATGGAATTAGATCTACATGGCATTCCATCATCAAATGCTGTTGACGGGCTTACAGTCCGTGACTTACTACGCAAATATTTAAATGACCCAAATGCCGGAGGTAAAGCAGGCCGTACTAAAAGATATGTGCTGGAACTACTTATGGATAGTGACATTTCTGCGATCAGACTATCTGAATTAACAGAAAATGACGTAATAGAACATTGCAGGTTGAGAAACAACGCCGGTGCAGGTCCAGCTACTGTTAGCCACGATGTTAGTTATCTTGGCAGTGTTCTGGATGCAGCCAAACCTGTATACGGAATTAATTACACATCAAACCCAGCAAAAGCCGCTCGTCCATATCTACTTAAACTTGGTTTAATTGGTAAATCAAATCGTCGTAATCGTAGACCAGCATCTGATGAACTAGACATGCTCATTGAAGGCCTTCAACAACGATCTACTCATAAATGCTCAAAAATTCCGTTCGTTGATATCCTCAAATTTTCTGTGTGGTCCTGTATGCGAATCGGAGAAGTATGCCGGTTACGATGGGAAGATCTCGACCAGGAACAAAAATCTATACTAGTAAGAGACAGGAAAGATCCACGTAAAAAGGAAGGTAACCATATGAAAGTGGCCTTGCTTGGGGAAGCCTGGGATATCGTCCAACGACAACCCAAAAAATCTGAATTCATTTTTCCATACAACAGCACTTCTGTTACCGCAGGATTTCAGAGGGTAAGAAGCAAATTAGGTATTAAAGATCTGCGATACCATGATTTGCGTAGAGAAGGGGCAAGTCGCTTATTTGAGGCTGGTTTTAGTATTGAGGAAGTCGCCCAGGTTACAGGGCATCGTTCATTAAACGTGCTATGGCAGGTATATACCGAACTGTATCCAAAATCTTTACATAATCGTTTTGAAGAACTCCAAAGGAGCAGAAATAAGACCTCTTGACACTGTTTATTCATACAGTTAAAAATAATACTGTATACAAACACAGTATAGAGGGATTTTTATGCGTATTGAGATCTGCATAGCCAAAGAGAAAATGACTAAAATGCCAAACGGTGCTGTGGATGCGTTAAAGGAAGAATTAACTCGACGCATCAGTAAGCGTTATGACGATGTAGAGGTGATCGTAAAAGCCACCAGCAACGATGGCCTTTCTGTTACGCGCACCGCCGATAAAGATTCAGCTAAAACTTTTGTTCAGGAAACTCTGAAAGATACCTGGGAGTCTGCTGACGAGTGGTTTGTTCATTAATTAATACGTAAAATCGATAACGGCTGGAAATCATTCAATACTCGCACTATCGGAAGTTCACCAGCCAGCCGCAGTATTCTGCCATGACAAGTTGCTGCGGCTTTTTATGTTTAACGGATAAACAGCCAGACCAGCAGACACGCCACCACCGGCACAGCAAAATCCATCAGACTTGCCATATCCCACACGCGCGGATCAAAACCACCCCACCACGGCATATTCATACGCTTGCCATGCCCGAACATTTCAATCCAGCGATATTCTGCCTGGGTATGTTCACGCGCAATGAAGAACGTACAACCGGCTATCGCTCCGTAAGCCCAGTTCCCGGTAAAAAGACCAACCAGTACCTGCGCAGCCACAGCACAAAGTGCATGAAGGAAAGGTGTTATATCCATTACTCCTCCTTTATCCGATATCGCTTCGGGAAGTTGATAACAGCTTTAATTCTGACTCAAGTTCATCAACTCTTTCTGTCAGTTTCTGGATATGGTGAATCAGTGGAACAACCAGACGTTCGTACATCACACCTTCGGCAACAAGGCCATTGCTGGAAATAGCTTCCGGTGCATCATCTTCGTTAGCTGGTCGCCAGTGTACAAACTGAGGGGCAATTTCTCCTACTTCCTCGGCAATCAATCCGTAGAATCCCCAGTCACGCCTGTCATTTTCGCATTGCGACCTGTACCACACAGGGCGCATCTTGAAAATGAGATCGGCGTGCTCTGAATCTATCGTCTCTACTGAATGTTTATAGCGGATAGACGATGTTGACCGCAGCACAGACGAAATTGCGGGGTCAGGATTAAGATAAAGGTTTGCCGCCGCTGTAGTCGTGCCCAATCCCCACAAATAAAACGCTTCACGACCAGTCAGCGGGTAAAAATCTCCACCATAACGACCACTTTCCAGATCGTTCACTTCCACTTTGTTTTTCAGCTTATTATCAACTTCAGTTTTTGTGTATCTGGAGCTGATATCCTGCTTTGCACTGGTCATCTCAGTCTGAAGCGTTGATACTTTTCCGTTAATTGAGGAAATATCTCCCTTTAGCTTGGTGATATCTCCTGGAATTACTGTCGATATAGCCATTTATCTCCCTCACATCCAGCCACGAAGTTGATGTTCAACTACAACCGCGTATTCATCGAATAATGACGATATTTGCGTATCATTAATGATGCGCACGTTTACAAAATATCCGTCTTCCTTAACACATACCGGATCGCCATCTTCAGTAAGTTCTCCGGTTTCTTTGTACACGTTACCTATCACGTCAATGAGAATATCATCCTGCATCGACTCGTCATCATAATAGCCGATACTCTCCATAAAGGCCGAAAAGTCGGCTCTGTCGGCAAATTTGAGTGTTAAATCTTTCATTTAATACTCTCCCCGATTTGCGCATCAGTTAATTCTTTATGCCATATTCTGAAATTTCTAATATGACCGAATAAGTGACGTTCACCCGTTGAAGTTTGCCCACCAAAACGAATGCTTGTATTCTTAGTTACATATCTCCACGCGGTTTTTTTAGGAACACTAGGAGGAATATCACCATTCAAAACAATATGAACACCATAATCTTTAGTAATTCTAAATCCAGCAACGAACTTTCTCTCTTTCGTTACCAGGTAACTATTAACGCGTCCAGCATCTGCACCAACATCAATATAAGGGCTACCAGTATTTGCGGCAGTACCGCCACGGCAACCAAAAATAACGGCCTGGCCAGTTGGCACACCGGAAAAATCCATTATACGTGGTGCTGCATTAGGAGGAAGTTCCCATTCCCAATTTCGATGAACTTCGGCTAAAACTGTAATAGGTGCGTCATACATATTATTCTTAACAGGAATGTTAACCAAATCACTAGCGCGGGTAGCTGGTACGTCGTTAGTTATGATTAATGATGTTGCATGAGAACATTTCTCTACCTGAGCGGTTGCCGCCTTTATGTAATTTCCTGCGACCAATTCGCCGCCACTTTTAGCAAGCATTTCAGTACGAGCATAAACGCTCATATCTTCGGTGGCTTTAAATGTCGATTGGAAAAAATACCATCCACTAGCAGGATCATAATCAACGCGACTAGACAAAACATCACTAACTAGTTTAGCGGTATCAAGATCCAACATAGCATCAGCAATAAATGTGTTTCCGTTCCCGTCATCATTTAATTTTGAAATACGATGGCGAGCGCGACAACCAGCCCCCTTAACACGAATAGATATAGTAACATATTCACCACCAACAACTGGAATCACACGGGATGTCCCAGTAGAAATCAACGTAACTGGCCCAGTGTCGGATGATTCTTTATAAGTGAATGTTGCTTGAGTAAAACCAAATTCATCAATAGAGTTTTCACTAACAGATAAACGGTTTGTATTTCTGTTCCAGTTCGCTGGTGAGTTACTATTAATAAAGTTATTAGTCGTAGTACCTTCAATCAACAAACCATTTTTTTCGAAGCGTGGTTCGTCAATTGCAGCCTCCGTCAGTACACCAGATTTGTTAATGTAGGTTGCTTTCGATGCGCGTTTAAACTTTACAACCTTATCGCCAGGCATTGTTATTTCATCATCACCAATAACAATCTTTTTATATGATGGCGAAAAGCCCGTAATCATATCCAGTGAATCGTTAAACGGTATCCACACATCGGGAAGCGGCTGCAAAACTTGTTTATACGGCTCCGCAGCCTGGCTTGCATACTCTCTGGCTGCGTCTTCACTTGCTTTTGCAGCCGTCTGGCTTGCAGCGGATGCTTTCGCCGAGTTAGCCGCCGCAGTCTCGCTCGCCTTTGCGTTGGTTTCACTGGTTTTTGCAGCTTTTTGACTGTTGGCTGATGCAGTGGCAGAAGAAGCCGCCGCACTTGCAGAACCAGCTGCGGCACTCTCGCTTTGGGCTGCTGCATCCTGACTGTTTTTCGCCGCAGTTTCGCTGGCTTTGGCATTCGTTTCGCTGGTCTTCGCTGCCGTCTGGCTGGACTTTGCGTTAGTTTCACTCGTCTTCGCAGCTTTCTGGCTGTTAGCCGCAGCAGTTGCTGATCCAGCTGCTGAAGTCGCAGAACCGGCTGCAGCACTCTCGCTTTCGGCTGCTGCAGCCTGACTGCTTTTCGCCGCAGTTTCACTGGTTTTGGCATTCGTTTCGCTTGTTTTCGCTGCCGTCTGGCTGGACTTTGCGTTAGTTTCGCTCGTCTTTGCGGCTGTCTCGCTGTTTTTCGCATTGGTTTCTGATTTTTTGGCTGCTGTCGCGGAGTTTGCCGATGCAGTCTGTGAGGCCGCTGCCGCCTGTGCGCTGTTAGCTGCATTCGTTTCTGAGGTTTTCGCCGCGTTCTTCGATGATGCCGCTGCAGTTTCGGATTTCTTTGCCGCCGCTGCGCTCTGAGAGGCGGCTTCGGCGTTGCGTGCCGCTTCTTCCACCATTTCCTCAAAACGACGCAATGCCTCCGGCATGACGTCCTCTTCCGTCATGGCACCGAGAAAATCATTCAGCGTACCTGGTCTGGAACCTTCATAGACGGTAATGGTCCCGGCATGTGAAGGCGGAAAACCTTCAACCAGCAGGGTGACGCTGTACTGGCCATACTCAACATCCATACTGTAACGCCCGGCTTCATCCGGATTTTCAGATGCCACCGTGTTCACCAGTACCGTGGTGCTGTTACGCTTTGCCTTCAGTTGAATAGTGCAGTTCTGTATTGGTTTTCCCGCACCATCTTTCAGCACACCTGAAATCTGTACTGCCATACTCACTCCACAAATAAAAAAGGCGCCATTTCCGGCGCCCGTATTGGGGTTATAAATATTTCAACGGATACTGATACCGGAAGCAGCTTTTTTGGTCACAATCACTGTACAGTCTGTGATGTTACCTGCGCCCTGATTGCCTTTCTGGAAAATCTTAAACTCCAGAGTGACGCTACCACCACCACTCGGCATATCAATAACCGCACTGTAACTACCGGGAATGGCTCCTTTAGTTTCTCTGGTTGCGATTAATACGCCGTTTTTGCGAACTTCAAAACCATAACCCGTGTATCGCGTACCTCCCGGGTTATTACCGCTCCCCGGATCGTCATACGCCACACCATTAAAAATAATGGGCGGAATAATAATCTGACGGTCAAAGTTATGATCATCGTAAATGGTGACTGTAACCGTCCCGCCTGGTGTTTCCGTATCGCCCCACGAGCCAGTTTTTTTCGGGAATGGCTTAGATACAGCTTTGACGAAGTCACCTCTGACCTGAGTTGCCTCCAGCATTCCCTTAATCGTACAGTTCTCATTTATCGTGACGTTGTTGAGCGTCCCGGAGTTCGCGTTCACGTTACCGCTGATATCCGCATTTTTCGCCGTCAGCCGCCCGTCCGGTGTCAGGGAAAATGCCGGAGGATTACCGCCGCTGGTAATGGTGGGAGCCGTCAGATACTTCAGGAACACTTCGTTCATGAATATCTGGTTGCCCTGCGCCACAAACATCGGCGTTTCATTCCCGTTTGCCGGGTCAATAAACGCGATACGGTTAGCGGCAACCAGGAACTGGCTCAGTTTGCCTTCCTCCGTATCCTCCATACTAAGGCCAAGCCCCGCGACATAATGCCTGCCGTCTTCGGTCTGCTCAATTTTGACGCCCCACATGGCATTCCATTTATCGTTGGCGTCCTTCCACTCTTTCGAAAACTCCTCCAGTTTGCTGGCGTTATCCTCCGTCAGCTCGACTTTTTCCAGCAGCTCCTTGCCGAGATGGGATTCGGTTATCTGGCCTTTGAAAAAATCCAGGTAACCTTCCGCATCATCGCTCGCCCGACCGACAGCCTCCACGAATGTCGATTTGCCGACGGTGTTCACACTGCGAACGTAAAAATAATAATCATGGCCCGGTTTGATATTGATACTGGCGGCTATCCAGTACAGCGCCGTGCCAAGATAGCGGGCTGTGGTTTCAACCTGCCTGATATCCGCAATCCGCTTTTCCGAGAACCAGAACTCAAACTGTACAGTCGGATCATAAACCGCAAGATGCGGCGTGGCGGTTATCTGAAAATAGCCCGGCGTCAGCTCAATCCGCGATGGCGCTGCCGGTGCGGCAATCCGGAACGATACCGACGCCGGATCGCCCTGCTGCCCCCACGCATTTACCGCCCGGACTGTCAGACTGTAATTTCCCAGAGCCAGCTGCCTGAAGCGGTATGTGGTTTCCGTCGTCCGGGCCGTGCTGACCAGCCGCTCACTGCCGTCATCCGCTGCCACGGTCAGGCGAAGCATAAAGCTCACGCCCTTCACCACCTTCGGCGTATCCCAGCGCGCCAGCACCTGGTATTCCCCGCTGTCTGCGGTGACTTCTGCGGTCAGGTGTTGCACTGCTGGCGGAGTGACACCATTCACCGTGCCGCTCTGGTCGCCGTCAAAGTGCGCCCCGTTATCCACGATGGCTTCTTTCTCCGGCACATGCTGCACGGCGGTGATGGCATACGTACCGTCATCGTTCTCACGGATACTCACGCAGCGGAACAGGCGCTGGCGCAGCGTCGGCAGCTTCAGCCCCCACCACGCTGTATTCTGCAACGCCGTCAGGAACCCGTCTCACTTTCACCTTCACGCCGTCGGTGACGGACTGGACCTCCACGCTGACCGGATTCCCCTGTCCGTCAACCAGGCTTATCAGCGTGGTGCCGGAGGATGGCAGCGTGATTTCACGGTCGAGCGTCAGTGTCCGCGTCTGGCTGTTCACCGCCAGCACGCGCCCGCCGATGCTGATACCCGCATAGTCATCATCACAGATTTCAATGACATCGCCCGGTACATGGCGAAGCCCTTCTGCACCCACGCTGAAGTCCACGGTCTGCGTTTCCAGCAGCTCCGTTTTAATCAGCCACAGCCCGGCGCGGTGTGCCTGCCCCCGGCTGGTACAGCCAAAGGCATCCATCTTCGTGACGTTACGACCGTAACGGAGAATGGCCTGCGTATCTTCAACAAGCTCTGTCGCCGTCTCCCAGCCGTTATTCGGGTCAATCCAGTTCACCTCAACGGCATTATGGCGGTCCTTCAGGGCGCTGAAGCTGTAGCGGAACGGCGCGCCATCATCCGGCATCACCACATTACTGCGGTTATAGGTCCACACCTTATCCGACGGTCGGTCCTGCACGAACGTCAGCGTCTGCCCGTTCCATACCGGCATACAGCGCATCGCCGAGCAGAAATCACTGAGAACATCCCACGCCTTACGCTGTGTGGTCAGGTAGGCATTACGAGGTGATGCGCGGCTCCGTGCCACCAAAGCCATCCGGCACCGACTGGT